TCTGCTCTACGCACTAGATGTATTCTACTTTGATCAGTAAGTCTTAGATTTCTTTGCAACCATAACAATTTACCCTTACGACTATTCTTATCATAAGGTGCATAGGCTGAAAGAATGTGTGGATTGTATTTCTCTATATATGACCAGATTTTCTTACCATCTTTTGTCCATGGTAATGTCGGCCAAAACATAGGATAATTCTCGACAGGTGTCCATTTAGAATCAGTCATAGGTGCAGACAACCAATCTTGGGCATCTGAATAACCTGCGGCCTGCATGGGACCTGGCATACTAGGATCTTTTGACTTCAACTTAAACATATTTGCTATGCCTCGTGAGAAGTCACAAAGAACACCGTCCATATCACAGTAAATAGTAGGGAGACTATCTGCTTCTTGGACTAATGTTATTCCTCGAATAGTCTCCGCCAAAGCGGAGTATTGCATTATTAATCTACTGCCTTACTAATCGCTTTTCTTCTTTTATGTAGAAATCTATCGCTATCATCAACATCACCATCATTATCAATGTCTTTGTCTTTTCTATCTTTAAACTTCTTTTTTACTGCATCTTTATTTACAGGATCAAGTTTATCTTCTTCTTTTTTAACATCATAATGCTTACCTGCAACTGTAAAAGTTTTTTCACCTTTTTCTTTTGCAGCCTGTAATGCTTTACCAAATGCATTACCTTCTTCTTTATCATCTTTCTTTTTATTTGATCTGATAACCATTGAATGTGAAGGATCTTCTTTTTTTACTGCTTCAGGTGTATAGAACATATCTTTGATTGTGTCAACTAAAGATTTTACTTTACCCATTTTTGCTTTTTCTATTTCAGCATTTAGGTCTTCACCATGAACTTTGATGGGTGTATCGCCTTTAGCGTTTTTCTTATTTTTATCTCGCATATCTGCAGCATCATCTTCGTTCTTTGGTTTCTTACCTTGTTTCTTCATGTTAACAGCAATTGCAGCTTGTTGTGCTGGATTTGCAGCTTCTTGTTTTGCTTTTTCTGCTTGAACAACAACACTATCTTGAACTTCAGGTTTGTCGCCCACAGTGGCATTTTGTTTATCAGTAATATTTGATATTACTGAAGCTAGTGATCCTTTCTTTGGTTCTCCAAAGTAAGTAGGATTCCAGCCTAATGTTTTCTTTGTCATTTTAGTCTCCCTTAAAATTTTATCTTGCCTCTTTTGGGCACGATCTTTAGTTTGTATCTCACCATATCCACAACTTCTGGTGGCATCATAAAATTCAACATGTTAGCAATAGAATCTTTTTCTGCTCTACTACCTCTCATCATTTTTTCTATTCTATCAATTACTTTTGGTTCAATACTTGTAAATTTACTTTTTTTCTCATCTAGAGGAAATACTTCTAGATAAGGTATTAATTCTTCTTTAATAGAAGAAAACTTCATTCCGTGATTCACAACCAAACTTGCTTTTGCAGCTGATGATAGAACTGGTATGTCTGCTTTCACAAGCGCTTGTAATTGTGGCTTACCCATTCTTTGCATCATCTTACTTAACTGTGTAAATCTTGCTGGTTGTAATTCTGTATGATGAACACCTCTTAGTGGTTCATATTCTTTTTTCAATCTTTTAATTTGAGAGGATGTAAACTCAGTCATAAATTCACTTTCTTCCGTCATGAAACTTCCGTCAATTTGATCAATGTTTGCCATGAACTTAGACAATTGTTTACCATCGCCTGAGATTTTATATACATTATTACCTGATTTTTTTACTTTAGCGCCAGCTCTTGTTGCCACTGCGTTCATTTGTTTTTCAGCTTGACGATCAAGACCAGTTTTAGTATCGTATGATTTAATTGTCACCGTTGCTTCATTAACATCATCTTGAATATCTTTTGTTAATTGTTTTGCTTGTTTATCGTGTGCTTTCACAGATTTTTTCAATTGTTTAATAATAGGTTTAATTGTATCAACATCTTTATCATCTAATGCTTCTTCTGGCACTAACTTTGATATGACATTGATATTAGCATTAGCAAGTGCTGCCCTTGTAGGAGCATCAAGATTCTTCAGCATTTTTTTTAACGAAGGTGTCACATCTTTTTTAGATTTTTTAGCCCAAACTTTTTTAAGATTTTGAATTTGTTTATCTGTGATTGTGCCTCTTAAAGTAGGAAGTTTTTTAAGAGATAATGCACCCATAGTAATTTCATCAATATCGTCTTCTTCTGATCTTACAGTTTGAATCTGTTTTTGAAGATCAGCAATTTTTTTTGCTTTGTCAAGTCTATCTTGTGCTTTTTGAACAGGATCTTCACTTACAACATTTCTTACAGATTCAATTAATGAATGAGTAATTTGAGGATAAGCTGTTTCTTCTAACTCTTTTTTTAAGTCTCTAATATTTCTTGCGGTTGTGCCAAATTGTTGTTTAGTAAATTTTAATAAATTCTTTTCATCGCCAGTAAATTCAATCGCATCATCACCACCAAAAGAAACTTTGTTCTTAGGAAGTTTTTTCATTTTAATTTTAAATTTTCTAGCAGCTTGTGTCAATTTACTTTTAGGAACATCATCATATGATATATCAAAAACTGATACTGTTGCTTCGTTAACAGGACTATAAGATTCAGGAAACAAACCTCTTCTTGCCAATTGACTTCTTTCTGCGTCATATGCTTCCTCATCTTCTTCGCTATCTGAACTATCAAAATTTCTTCTGATATTAACCATTATTTCAGATGGCATATCTTCACCATCTATTTCTTCACTTTTTTCATCTAAAATAAAATCTTTACCTTCTTCCAAACCATATTCATCTTCAAGTATAGCCATTATATCATCATAAGCCATTTCGTTAGGACCATATCTAAAAGGTTTTAATTTAAAATGAATGATAGTTTCACCATTTTGTGTGTATGATACTTTAGGCTGTCTATCACCCATTACAGTTCTCATATCTGTACCTATTTGTTCTTTATCTGGTAAATTTTCATGAGGGGAATGGTTTAATAATTGACCAGAGGGTGTTCTTGGAGAGGTATCTTGGGCCCTTGATACGGCTGAACTTGAAGGTGGTGAATCTTGTTTAGGTTTATCAGTATCCGGAGAATCTTTTTTAGGTTCGTCTTTTCCGCTAGCATCTCCACTTTTATTCTTCTCATAATCCTCAATATCTTTTGGATCCATTTTGTTTAACTGGTTGCCATCAGACCTGTGTGATGCTTTGCCATTTTTACCATATACACCACGACCAAGGTGAGTTAAACCTAGTCTTTCAACTTCTTTCGAAATTTTTTCTTTCTTTCTTTTCAAATCATCCATTTTCTGACGAAATTCAGGATCTGGTGTTCTAGGGCCTAATTCTAGCTCTTGTAATATTTGAGCCATTGTTTTATTGTACTTTTGCATTTTTCTCTCCGTGTGTACTATTTATATTAATTATCCACTTTAGCACCAGCACGCCATTGAAAACAAGACCAATATCTTGCTTTATGTTTTGGTCCTGGATTATCGCAGTTATGTCTAGCTCTAAATGATTTACGTCTAGCAGGGTCATCTCTCTTGATAGATAAGTTTGGATCACCAAAACGAACTACTTGAACATTACCTGTCGGGCCCTTTACATAAACCTTAAACTTCTTGTTAGGGTTTTCACTAGTTCTTATAGGGTCATTTAGTTTTACAGTTTTACCTTGATATTCAGCTTCTGTAATTTCTAAGTCTTCATACAAATCACATGTTTCACAAATATGATCTATGCGTTCTACTTCTTGTAATGATTTTACTTTACTCATATTACCCTCTTACTTTCGATGCTAAGTCTTTATCTGCTTTACCCCAAGTACCACTTGACTTAGTGACAAAACTGTTAACTCTAGCCATACCCCATTGTTGTGGTGTAGTTCCTGGTCTATGACCTGTTCGCCATGCAGCCATACCTCTGTTATATACTTTCATTAAGATACCATAAGGCATACCAGATTTTTCTGCTTTCTTTTTTACACCTGCATTTTCTGATAACACTTCATCTAACATTTCAGATACAGTTTGATCTAATTTTAATCTATACTCTGTACCGTATTCATCTTTATATTGTTCGATTGTTTCGTCTAATTCTGACCATGTTTTAATATCTTTAATTTCTTGTTGTACATCTTCACCAAACTTTTTCTTAAAGGCAAGTGTATGTTTAGATGGTTTTGTTTTTCCTGTTGCATCACCGGGTGCTGGTTTATATGCGGCAGGATTATCATCATCCATCTTTGTGCCTTTTTTAAAGTGTGCATCTCTAGCTGACTTTGTTGATTTAGATTTGATACCAGAATAATACTTAGCAGGTTGTGTACCTTTCTTATCTTTTACATCTGGATCTTGTCTTGTTTCTGTATCTTCACTTGCAGCTTTAGCTCTTGCCATTTGTTGAGAAGTAGGTGCGCCTTTCTCACCTTTCTTTCTCATCTTCTCGCCACGCTTTCTTTTCATGTGAATATTATGCCATAGACCTTTTTCTTCTAAATCAGTTTCTTCAAATTTTTGAAACTTACGTTTACCAACTAATGTTCCGTAATCTCTCACTTGACCAGGTGTTTTAATATTAAAGGTTCTCATAGTTTTAATTTGATCTGCTTGATCAGGTCCTTGTGACCAACTATCTACATTAGCAATTTTTGGTTGACCTGGTGTTTCAATAGGTAGTTTTCTTTTCTTATCTTTTTTCTCATCTTTTTCAGTTTCATCTTGTTCATCTTCAACGCCTTGTTTCTGTGCGTCTTTAGCAGAATTGATTTCTTCTTCAAAAGATGAAAACGATTTTAATTCTTTACTATTTTTTTGTAATACTAATTTCTTTTTATCAACACCTTCAACTTGTAATTCGCTGTCAATATTATTTGCTGGTGTGATTTCATTTAACCATGCTTTTTCTACACCACCATCTTCCATTTCATACTGTACATAGTTTGGTCCTCGTTTAATAATTTTACCTACATTACCATTATTAGTATTTTCTACCATATCATTCATATTAAATATTTCATTGTTATGATAGTTTTCTCTAATCAATCTTAATTCATCATCTTCAGGTGCCATCGCCTCATTCACTCCCATACCTTTTTTTAAGTCTTTAAATAATTTCATTGCATCTTTCTCCTTAGTGCCTGTAATAAGTCCTTGTTTGAAACTGGTAAAGTCATTATTCATAGCATATTCTCTCATTTTACTTGCACTCATTCCTGTAGCACCAGTGGCGTCTGGATCTCTTTCTCCAGCACTTATAACCTCTGTTGTGTCAAAATTATAATCTTTACCGTTATATTTTTTTATAAGCCTTTTAAATTCAGCAACTCTATCACTTCCTGCAATCATATAAACATCTGTATATTTGTTATCAAATCTATTTTTTAATATTTCCATAAATGTTCGTTCAGTTCCAATTGCTGGTAATATTTTTATGCCTCGTGGATATACTTTTTTTAAGTAATCTACTTTTTGTTTTACAGTCAATGGATTTTTCTTCTTATCCTGACTAGCACTTACATATAGCACGGGCAGGCCTTTAACCCTTTTTGCTATTGTAATAATTCTTTCTATAAGTTTTTGGTGTCCAATTGTTGGTGGGTTCAATCTACCAAAAGCAAACACCACAGGTTTACTATTGCCTGTATCTTTTTTTAATAATTCTTTAAGCGTTTTCATTTGGTATCCTTACTCTTAATATTGATTTATCGTTTATTGTAATATCACCCTTTTCATTCTTACCAATCTTTTTTACTGTAATACGTTTGTTTTTAAATTTACCACCCATTACTGTATCACCAACTTTGATTGGTATTTTTATATCTTCTTTTATCTTTCTTGCTTCTTTTTCTTTCTTTAACCACATTTTAGCTGTGTAATTATCAATAGGTTTTTTTACTATCTTTCTTACCATTTTATAAGCATCATCTAAAATGTTTTGATTTAGTTCATTGTTATCAATAACAAAGAAATTTTTCATACCAAATAGTCTTTGCATCTTACCCATGTTTTGTTGTATCTGTGCATGACTTTTTTTAACAATGTCTATTGGTATTGATCTTGCTCTTTTAGCATTTCTTGCTAATGCCACATCTAAATTTGTATTGACAAATATCATATAAGTATCATAACCTAATCTCTTTAATGCTGCAAGTCCTGTTTCTATCTTTGTCAAGTCTCTTCCGGTACTGTCAATAACTAAACCTAATCTACCTTTAATGTATAAGTCTAGTCTTTTAGATGTCAGTCTTTTTGATCTTGCTCTTACTAAGTCTCTAAAATATTCTTCTTCAGGTGGCATATCTAAAGATAAGTTTGCTTTCTTTAACGCAACTTCAAAAGGTTTATCTGAATCAACATTCTTCAAACCTAGACCTGGAGTTATTTTAGAATTAACAAATGACTTACCAGAACCAGGACCTCCTGCAAGAAAAAATGCCTTAAAGATACCAGGATCATATAAACCTTCTCTAATGATAAATCTTTCCATTAACTACCATTACCTCCATTACCACCACCGTTGCCACCATTGCCGCCATTACCATTGCCACCTTGTTGAGCACCGTTGCCATTACCATTACCATTTCCGTTTCCGTTGCCGCTTGTATTTTGTGGTTCTTGTTTTGGTCCAGGTCCTATTCTACCATAGTATTTGTACTTAGGGAATTTAGGCACACATTGATTTAAGTTTGTATCATACCTATAACCTGGTGGACATGTTCTTTTTTTCTTTTCTGCAAATTCTTTAAAAGTAATCATTAACCATCTTCCCAATTCTTTGCAGCCGTAAAGTTTTGAACACTAAATTCTAATCTATCTACAAGTTTTACTGCTTTACCTTTTTGATCTACTGCAACATAACCCTCTGGATTTGTTGCTTGTAAACCATTATCTGTTCTTTTAAATGTACCAATACTTTTTGCTTTGTTTAATTTTGATATGATAATACCTTTTGCTGTTTGTAATGTTTTATATGTTGCACAAGCAAAATAAACACTTTCTTTATGATCATCAATAAATTTAAGACCATCATCTTGTATTGTTTTATACTTGTTCTTTGCTTTATCAGTTTTAACACTATCTATTTCTTTCTGTGTTCTTTCTTGATAAAACTCTCTAAACTTATTTGCCGTTTCTTTTGTGCTTGGTAAATCTGTTGCGGCACGAATAAAACTATTTAAATATGTTTTTAATTGCACACCAACAGATAAAGTGTTTGTTTGTGTTGCCATTTTATTTAACATTTCTTTTGACTTACCCAAAGAACCATTGGCCATGTTTATTGTCTTTTGTAATTGTTGACTTTCACCTATGGTCATTAGTGCATTACCTGACACATCTTTATAACTTGCGTCATCAAACCACACATTTGGGGTTCTTCTTAACTTAGAAACATTTGCACCAAACTTAGTGCTTAACTTTTCAAAACTTTTACCTTTATATGTTGTATGAAAGATGATACCTAATTTACTTCTAGATATCTTTTTACCAAATGGTGTATTCTCTGGTACCATGTAAATAATCGTATTAGGTTGAAATGAAATCATTGCTTCTTGTTTACCTGTAGGATCTTTATATGTTGTTTTCTTTTTACCTGATTGTGTGAACATCAAATCGCCTTGTAATATTTCTTTCATACCTAAACCAGAAAGATATTGTAAACAATCTCTTAATATGTTTGCAACAGCGCCATCATGATTGTTTCGTATATCTTGTATTGTATAATTAACTTTAGGTGTTTTATTAAATACTGACTTTGTGCCTACGAAGAATTTACCATTTTCAGGACTTGGTCCGCAAACTATCGCAGGAGCGCCATCCCATTTTGTTGTGACATTTAGTTTACTTTTACTATGACCAGATAACATTTCATTTAATGATTCTAAAAAAGCAATAGCATTTTGACCACCTTCATAACCATTATTAATTATATCATCTTCAAGATGTTCTAAATGTGTATTCTTATCTTCGTTTAATAATTCCATTACTTTACTTTTATTCCTGGTGTATTAATGTATAATGATTTACCTGCCCAACCACCTGCGGCTCTTGTTCTAGATGTTATTGGTATTGAAACATCTATACCTAATAATTTGTATTTGAAAGTTAGAGTGAATTGTTGTGACTTGCCATCGTATGTGTATTTGATACCACCATAATTTTTTACATCTTTGTTTAATAAAAACTCTTTGTATTCTTCATTACTTGCAACATCTTTTATAGTTGCACTTGATTCCGTGCCAACTAAAAGTTTGTAAGGACATGGTGTAGTATCAGCACTATCTGGGTACATGTATAGACCTATTGTATTTAAAAAATACATTAAGTTTTTTGGTTTCTTTAAATACGAACCAAAACTATCAATGAGATTATTTCTAAAACCATAATAGAAATCATCTTTGTAAAAGTTTAATTTATCTTTCTTAAATTCTTTTGCTAATGTTGCAAATGCTTTTTTACTGATACTCTCACTAGGTTTTTCTTTTTCAATTTTAAATTTACTTAATGCTTTTTTTGCGTTCTTACCTTTTACAGTTTTTGCTGTGTCATTCCACGCTTTGTCCATCAGACTAACTGCATTTTTATATTGTGTTTTATCTTCTAACTTCTTATAGAAACTGTGAATTGCTGTATTGAATTTAGGTGTGACATCTTTACCTACTGTTGCTTTATTAGAATATCCTATGTAATCTGTTTTACCTATTTGTAAAATAATATCACTAGGATTGTTTTTATGAATACCACCAGGTTTTCCACGAGCAGTCCAGAAATACTTGATTGGTTTTTTAGGTAAATCTTTTCTAACGGCTTTTGCCATTTGATATCCTATATTGATATCTGTTTCAGGTGTTTCATCTTTGTCAATCATTTGTCTTAGAAAATCAAAAGTAATTTCTTCTTCTTTTCCTTTGACAACCATATGAATACCTGTGCCACCAGTCTTACCACCTATGTCATTTAAAAATGTTGCAACGTCTGTAAACTTAGGATACTTTGCAAAATACAAAGAACAAAATTCGTTTACGTTTGCTGATGCTGTGGAGTTTTTTCGTGTCTTCATGCCATAGTGACCTATGACATCTTTCATTCTAAGACTTACTGAATATGGTGTTTGTTTATCACCATCAAATACTTGAAATGGAAACTTACCTTTATCACTTATAGATGTGCCTTTAGGTTTATCGACACTCTTAAACTTTAATTCTTTCTTAGGTTTAACTTCTTTTTTAACAGATTTTTCTACTTCAGGCGTGACAGTATAAAAAGGATTAAATGTCCCCTTTTGTTGATAGTCTGGCGATATAGTTAGTTCCCGTAAGTAGTCTTTAAACTTTAACATCATTACTCCCATGTATATACTAAAAGAACTATTTAGTCAAGGAGAAACTTAGGAATGCCACCATTTACCTTCCATACTTGATTTTTATTTTGAAAATCTGCTAATTTTTGTGCTTCTTCTCTAAATTTAAATACTGAAACGACTTTAGGTTTGTTATCTTCGTATTTTTCTAGAACTTGAAAGGTATAACCTTTACCTCTCTTTCGTGTCTTTACAGTATATTCTAGATTAGAATTGGAAGTCTTGGAACTTCTTGTACTTTTCTTCGGCGCTTTCTTCTTGCGTTTTTTCAATGGCCCCTGGCCAGTTCCTTTGTTCGACATATTTGGTCTCCTTTGGTTGTATTAAGTTTTGTGCTTGTTGTTCAATATCAAATAGTTTCATTCTTGCACGATCTACACCTATAATAAACTTTCGATTCATAGTTGGATCATTGTATCTGTTCTTTAATTGTTTGACAAGCATTTGCCCTGCCTTTTCTAGTTCTTCACTAGAGATCAACGCA